TAACGTCGCTTGAAAGTGAGCCATAGAAGGCGCCGCGGTTGTTGTCGCCGGTGCGAAACTTCCCTTCGCGTATCATCTTGAAGGCAAGGAGCACTTCTGTCACTTTCAGGTCGCCATATCCGGACATTACATCCTCGATAACGCTGTCCATCGCTTCGGGTGTGGACGTCACGCCCATGCAGACTGCCATCGAATGAAGGTGGCTGCGAAGGAGGAGCTTGACGGGGGCGTCGCCGAAGGCCATGCGTGCAATGGTGACAGTCGGCACCTTGGCGGAGGTAACCATCTTCTCGCGGTCGGCAAGAAGGGCTGGCATGCGCTGAAGGCTGAACTGCCAGACGAAATCCTTGGCGCCGTTAAAGCGACATTGGCACGAATGGACTTTCAGTCGGATCTCCGGACTGGCCTGCTGTAAGTTCTGCGGCAGACTGCTTGGCAAGATCGCTGGCAAACTGCTGTTCGCTGCGCAAGCGCTGTTCGTATTTGGTTGTGGGTTGGGTAGGTCCATTGTTGGTCTTTAATTCAAACAGCCCTGCCCAGTTGTTAGCCATCGACTGCGCTATGATCTGCCTGGCCGTCTCGGCATCGCCTGCTGATAGCTTGGCAAGATTGGCGTAGCATGCTTCGACTGACGCCTGCGTGCGGTAGCTTTCCTTGCGTGCCTTCTTGTATTCGAGCCATACATGGAACGCTTCGCACATGGAAGGGTCGGGGATGAAGCTGCAATCGGGCTGGAAGGGCTTGTAGGTTCGTTTCTTTTCTTCTTTTGGTGGCGGAGGTGGATACTGTTGTGCGGGCGCGTCGTCTTTCTTCTCCTGTTCGGCCTTGGCCTTGCGTTGGAAGTTCTGGCGAAGCCTCTCACACTTCTCCTTGTAGCGCTCGTCGGCACTTCCGATGAGAAGGATAGCCTTGTCAAGCGCCATCTGCATATAGCGGTCTTCGAAGGTTGGTACTGCGTCGCCCATCCGGTAGGCCCGGATGGACAACATCAACTGCTTGACTTCTTCGGGGGACATTTCGACCATGAGGTCCAGAATGTCGTCGAAAAATATGAAAGACTTTTTTTCGCGCTTCATAAAGTTTACTTGATTTTGAGCACACGTGCACCCGGTGTCTCGACAAGATACTGGCCGTAGAGGTCCTTGTGCTGCGCCTGGAATGACTTGCTGTCGAACTTCATGGAGCTCTTGTTCTGCTTGTAGGTGACGTAGGGGTGCCCTTCACTGTCGACGATGGATTCGGCGTCGGCCATGAGGAGACGGGTGTCGTCCTCAAATGCCTTCATCTGTTCCTCGATCGTTTTCTTCTGCTGACGGAGCTGTAGGTATTCGCTGAGACGTCCGGCATAGTCGTCGGTGATCTCGATGGCCTTGCCTTCGGTCTGATGCGGGTAACGCATGGGCACGTCGTCGGCAGTGAGGTTTTCCGGGGCAAACTCCATGGCGGCGTCCTTTCCTTCGGTATCAAGAGCTATACGCCCGGGGGCTACGTTCTCGTTCCAAAACCTTTCGATGGCGGGGATGAGCGTATTGTTGACGAACTCGGGATTGAACTCGATATACTCGAACCAATGGTGGCCGTTTTCGACGCAAAGGAAGCCGAGGTAGGCTGCTGTGTAGCCCATAACGTACATCTGATACTGCACCTGGACAAACCACGAAAGACATTCGTTCTGCAGGCAATCGGGCTGGTAGTCGTTGCGGGAGCTCTTGCACTCGAGTAAGGCCTTGCCCTGCTCGTTGTGCTTCTCACCGTACCAGAATGTCCAGTCGGGAGAGACGCGGAGATATGGACGCTCCTTGTCGATGGCGAGCCAGTCGCCCTTGCTTGCCTTGATCACCTGGTAGCCGACTTCCTCCTCGAACAGTTGGGCGATGTAGGGCTCTACGATATGGCCCTGCTGCATTGCCCAGTTTTCCTCTACGGGTGGGGTGATGCCGAGCTTAAGGCACCAAAGCTGGTAGGGGGTCGTGTACTTGTTGACTCCGAGGATGATGCCGGCTTCGCTGGCACCTATTCCCTTCTTGCGATGCTCGAGCCATTCCTCGTGGGTGGCCGGGCGCAGCACCTTGTAGCGGCGGCGGCTGGTGTGTTTCTGTTTCGGTATCATAGCTTAGAACGGTGCTTTCTTTTCGTCCTTCTTTTCGTTCTTGTCTCCCTCGCCGGAGAATTGCGCTGCTGCTGCTTCCATTACTGCGGCACGGGTAGCATTGGTTTCTGCTTGAGCCTGCTCTGCACGTTGCGCGGCCACATAAGGGTCGATAAAACTTTCCTTCGCGGTGGTTGTTCCCTCCTTGATAGCGTTGGCGGTAGCACGAAGCTCGAAGATGCCGGCCTTGTCGATGGCATCAACCGAATTAACACCGAGGTAGAAGAGAATGTGTTCCGGCTTGACACCCAGCTTGGCAAAATAGACGATAATGTTCTGACGCGATTGCTCAAGGTCGATGCTTTGTCCGAGTGCTACCTTCTTGACCTCGTTGATAACCTTCTTGGTGACTGCCTTCGGGATAACAGCAAGCACGGCATTGCGGAAGGCGATGGATGAAGCGGCATTGCCTGTTACAATCTGCATATCCTCGGAGAAGGTATTGCCCCTCTTGTCGGTGATGCGCCGCTTGACTTCCTTGCAGACTGCAAGATTTGTTTCAAGATCATGGCAGACGGCTTGGGCGGTGATGGTCTTGCCGTCGTTGCCGATGATGCGGGTGGCTACACGAAGGTTGCCCCATGCGCCAGCGATGATCTCGGCCATCCTTACGGAAAGGCCCTCAATGACAGACTCCTGTCCTCCTGCGCCCTTGCGGCGAAGCACATAGAAGCAATCTTCTGCCGTCTCCTTGTCCATAGTGGCATAGGTGGCAATCTTGTTAAGTGTTGCCTGCAAGTCACGTGGATACTGCTTGGCTGTTGCAATCTGCATGTCAATCTCACTGCGGTTGATAGCTTGCAGCATATCAGCCTGCTTAATTTCAATCAAATCTTCCATAGTTGAAATACTGATTAGTGGTTAAAAAAATATAGGGTTACTTACGTCTCCTGGGTACTCCCGTTGCGATGCGCAGAATCTCGTTGCGCGCTTCGCGTCCGAGGTAGTTGGACCATGGCATATTTTCGGCATGCCGTCGATTTCTCATGTTGGGCACGATGTGATCATTGAGCTGCAACAGCTTCATGACGTCGGCCCGGGTGGCTGTCTTAGAGCGTGCAATGCGCTGGGCTATTGCCACGACCTCCTTGTCATAGTGGATTAACATTAGTGTATCGTGTTTGTTTCTTGATGCCCTGTGATGCAAGCATGCGTGTGATGCCTGCCTGCGTATAACCGTACTTTCGTGCGAGCGCGGCGATAATTCCTCGCGGTGCGGTCCCGTCCGGGTTGAGCACGGCCAGGAAGTCGGCCTTTACATTCTCGCGCAGCTTCTGCTGAATCTCGGTGATCTCAGCCTGCGTGACCTGGTTGGTTTTGTTCTTTTTCTGTTTCATAGTTTTTCTTGTTATAATAGGCGCCGGTGGGGGAGTCGAACCCCGGATGCCCGAAACCTGCATCGACAAACAACCACACTGTTTACCACTAACCACATGATGCAGGGCGCAAAACCGGCAAATAAGGGACGCATATCCTCGCGGACGGCTTGTGTGTCCCATGCTGATGATGTTTGAATAGGAGTGTAGCCAGACTGGGAATCGAACCCAGATCAAAGGTTTAGGAAACCTCCGTTCTATCCGTTGAACTATCCGGCCAACCGGTTACGGCTTGCGGTTGTTCTCGAACATCTGCTGGAGAAGCGCAAGTTTCGCCTTGTAGTCGTTGGTTTTCTTCTTCTCTTCGGCATTAAGTGCCGTTTCGCGCACGTTCTCCATGACAAGGGCGCCTTGCTCAAACTCGTCGTGGATATTGCTCACAGCGACGTTGTACGCTACTGCTGCCTGGTCCTTGGCGGGGACGATGCGGTAGCCCTCGCCTGCTACGTTCTTGATGTAGCACTTGTGGCCTACGAGAAGATCATACTTTAACTGCTCGATGGTGGAGAGCCGGACGAATGCGTAGGTCGTCATGGCCTTCTTGTATTCGGCCTGGTCCTGATAGTCCGCACAGTCGGGCTCCTCGAGACGCAGAAGGGTGTTGAGTTCGTCGTGTGTGATAACGTCACCCTCCGCGTGGTTCTTGACGATGGCGGCAACCATTGCCTGCCATTGAGGATCGCTGTTGACTTTCATCTTGTCTGTTGTTTTGTAGGTTAAAAAAATCTTTACTGAGCTTCGCTTGGCCTAACCGAACATGGCCGTTCTCGGTATTGTCCCCCCATCGCGCTTCGGACGCGAACTGCGTACGCCAGTTTTCTCCCGTTTGGGGAGGGATAATCTTTGCTTTGCTGCGCCGGACCGTAGTGCACTAAACTAAGCTACGCTCGGACGTGCTATGTTTTGCGGATAGAGAGGGTGTTGCTCCCTTGAAGTCCGTGACACTCTATCCTTCTGTGGTAGACTAAGCTGAACTCCGCCGTGCTCTACTACGCTTTACTCGGCTCTGCTTTGCCGCGAGTTCTATCATTTTTTTGGGGGTGTAGCGCATATTCGAACTGCCATGTTCCGTTTTCTACACCCTTTCTTTGCTGAGCTGTGCTATACTTAGCTTCGCCTGTCTCAGCTTAACTAGGTTTTTGGGGCTGCACTCGGCTTCGAACCGACTTGTTCCGCTTTGCAGCCTTCTGTGCCGCGCTGGGGATTACTGTGCCATACTTCACCGATCTGGGCCGGGCTAGTCCCAGCTAAGTATTTGGGGCAGGGTGCGGCTTCGAACCGCCATGTTCCTCTTCCCTGCCTGTTTGCGAGCTTGACTCCGCTCGGCCATGCTTTAACGAACTTCGCTTCGAGAGAGCTGCACTGGAGTTTGCATCGCTTGGCTATGCCACGTTTACTTGATTACTTCTACCTTGTAGCGCCCGAAACGGCGCCTGTATGTGCCGACTCCCTTGCGCTGTCCTGCAATCTCTGCTGCACGCAGGATGTCGGCCAGGTCAATCTGGCTCTCGTCGTAGACCAGTGTCGCTGTCACGCTCCACTTGTCGATAAGCGCACGGGTGGCAAGGACCTTTGCCTTCGAGCCGAAACCGGACGAAATGCCGCAAATGCGCGTATCTACATACTTGCCGTTGCCGTTGTCGTAGAGCTCCTCGAGACTCTTGTCCATGCCGTCGAACTTGATTACCAGGTTATCCTCGATGATCTGTACGTTCTCAACCAGTTTCGAGCCCTTCTTGAACTCTTTGGCTCCAGCTTCGAACGACTTAAGGACGTTCTCGGATGGAAGGACGTAATGGCCGTCCTCGTCGACGTACCAAGATGCCATGAACTGATATTCGATGATCGTCAAGGTGTCATCGTCAGTCTTCTTTTTCTTGCTTGTAACTTCCTTCAATTTCTTCGCCCACTTGTTGAGCGGATTTGCAGTCTGGATATTGTTCAGCATAAGGGGCTGAAAGCCCGTCAGTTTGAGTTGAATTTTTTTGTAGCTCATAATGTTGTTTGTTTATGGTTAATAACTCGGAGTTGTCTTTGAAAAGCAAGCGTGTCTCACGACATGGCCTGCTCGGTGTCTTGATTCTATCAATTCATTATACACATTATTAAATGGCTTTTGTCTTGATCTCCTTGATTTGCTGCTCGCTCATGAACAGGTTGCGTGTGATGAACTTGTCAAGCTCGGCACGCTCGATGTAGATGGCGTAGCCGGATGCCTGGAAATACGGTATCTCGCGGCTTCGGATGAGGTTGTCGATGTAGTTCACCTTCTTGTCAAGATAGGCGGCGGCTTCGCGCTTGGAAAGATACTGCTTGGTGCATATCGTCTGTGCCTTCTCCATCTGGCCGATGCGCCAGGCGATTTCTTCGATTTGGTCGTTCAACCGGAAGAAAAACCGGAAGATGTTGAGGATTGTTCTGTACTTTTTCATTGCTTGTTGTTTGTATGTTGTGATGTTGGTTTTCGAATAAACCGCCGTGTGTTTCGCAACATGACGACGGAAGAGTCAGTCTTTACTTTCTATTGTCTATGCGAAAAAACAGATGTCGCGGCAGGCAGGGGATTCGAACCCCTGCAGCGGGCTATCATCGTGAAAAAATCAAACCCTTAGTCTCCATGCTCGCGCCTTACTGCCATACACTTTGCTGCGCTCAACCGATGTCTGCCGGGCTCAGCCCTGCTGTACTATTCGTTTGTGTCGGTTGAAACGATGTTTCATTCGCTCTTTTGATTTCGTTTTGATAATTGCACTTGTCTATTTGTGATATTTTACAAGCCCTCGAGCATTTTGTTGCCCCGTTTGCTTGCAAAATCAATTTGAATTAGGTATATTTGCAACACAATTCAAATTTGACGGTGCAAATATACAACTATTGTTTGGAATATCCAAATAATGATTGAAAAATTTAATCGGAATTAAGAACTTTTAACAGTACGACAATTATGGCTAACAATTCGAAAGACCCCAAAGTGTTGAGACTCAGCGAGATATTTCATGAGCTCAATTATCGAAGCTATAATGCTTTTGCAAATGACGTTGGTTCAAGTCAGCCGGTAGTGTCGAACTATATTCAGGGCCGACGGGTGCCGACAGTTGAATTTTTGTTGAGCGTCGCAAAGAGATTCCCCCAGTACAACCGGGAATGGCTGCTGGAAGGGACCGGAGAGAAGTACAACCGCGAATACGTTGACATAAGGGCAGAGGGACACGTGATTGCCAACAACCGCAACCATGGCGACAACATCATCAACGAGAAGGGCAGCGACGAGGTGAAGGACCTGTACTATGACCTCATCAAGTCGCTTAAGTCACAGATAAAGACACTGGAAGAGCACGTCGCCTTCGTTCGTTCCGAAAACGACATGCTAAGAAAACTCTTCGAGGAAAGCCATGGCAAGGAATAAGGTTTGGAAGGCAGCCAGACTTCTGCTGCTCCTTCTCATTGTCGCGGCTGCTGCTGTGCTTCTTGGCATTAGGGTGTATCATCTCTTCCTTGGAGACACACCGCCGATGCCTACGGAATTCTGAGTACACATTATTAAAAAAAATAGCGCCAGGGCCGATGCCTTGGCGCTTCGTTTGTCAAAAAAGGTCGTTCAGTCGCTCGACAGCTTCCCTTTGCCGTCGATCAACAACCTTAGCGTATATCTGCGTGGTCGCCACCTTGCGATGCCCCAACAGCTTGGATGCCGTGTATATGTCGGTGCCGGATTCGAGCAACAGCGTTGCGAAGGTGTGCCGCGAGCAATGGAAAGTGACGTGCTTGCGTAGTCCGGCGGCGAGACACCATTTCTGAAGGATGTCGTTCGTGGTCTTGTTCGTACCCAGCTTGAAAACATTTGTCTCCGGCTCCTTCCGTTTGCCCAGTTGCTCGACAGCTACGTCGTTCAGTGGCGGGTACTGCTGCTCTCCGGTTTTCTTCTGCCGGTACACTATGCGCATGTAGCCGTCTGCCTCCTGGATGCTGGACCATCTGAGGCGCTGGACGTCGGAATAGCGAAGCCCTGTCATGCACGCGAATACGAAAGCACGTTTGACGTTGTTGTCGGTGCACCTGGTCTTTATCAGCCTGCCCAGTTCGGCGGCTGTCAGGAAGCTGCGTTCGCTCTCCTTGACGGGTATTCTCCGGATGCCGTTGCACGGATTTACTGTGATCAGCCCTTGCCCGGCTGCTGCGTTGAAGCATGCGACAACCTTGGCGAAATAGTTGGCTGCCGTGTTCTGTGCCAGTCCGTGATGCCTTCGCTCCGTTCCTCTTCGCGTGTATGTCGTCGATGATCCTTCCTCGAGATAGGACCGGAAGCCCTCTATCCATTCGCGCGTTATGTCCGAAAGCAGAATGTCATTGTTTGGCTCATATATGCGTATGTGGACCAGTGCGGATTGCCAGGATTCGCGTGTCTTTCCTTCGTGGCTGTTTGCGCACCTGTCGTAAAAGTCATAGAAGCGTATCGACTTGGGCGTGTCCTGTCGTCCGTTTAGTATCTCCTCGAGCTGCCGGCACTGCGTTTCTGCGATGTGCCGTGTCTCGTCGTTCCTCTTCTTCTCGATCCTCGAAAGGCGGCCAGACAACAGGAACAGCCCGAGGGATTTGCGTACCCTTCTGCCGTTGGTCCGGTAGTCGACAAATAATTCCTCCTGGTGCTCGTCTATCTTCCGGGTTCTGAGATTGACTCTTATTTCCTTGATCTTCATTTCGCGTTATGGTTTATTTGGTTTCGTGTGCCCAAATATGCGCCCAAAAATTGAGAAAAACAAATAAAATGTGACAATTTAGCATATTTTAACGAAATGCGTTTGAATGTGTAACTAATTGATAAATAGACTTGGTAATTTGTTTGGCTGCAACAGTGTTTTGCAATGGTGTTTGTATTGCACAATCGGTACTAATAGAAGTGAAAGAGGATTGCACGTGAGTGTAGTCCTTTTATTTTCAGTAGGTTGCTCGACTTTTGCGGCGTGTATATGTCTGCTGATGTGCCCAAAATGCGCCCAAACGTGGGCACAGAGACAAAAAAAGGCGCCCGGAAAGCCTGTTCGACTCTCCGGGCGCCTGCCGTTTGTCATTCGGTCTGTGTGTCGTCGGTGCTGATCGGTTTGTAACCAGTGTCCTTCATCATGATATGCCGGACGAACTTGCAGAAGAGCAGAGAAGGGTTGGGGTGCCGGGCCCTCAGATACTGTAGCAGGTCTTTTTCGACTGTGATTGTGATCTGCTCGAAGTCTCCGGTTTTCCTTCTCAGATGCCGTACCCCGGCCCTTTTGAGTCGGGCCGAGATACTGAAACGTGTGATGCCGTAGGCCTTTGCCAGGTCCTGTACCTTCTCGCCGGCTTGATAGCGCTTAATGAGCTCCTCAGCCTGTTCGGGTGTTAGAATGGGTGTATTTGCCATTGTCGTCTGTTATAAGTTGTCGGTGATGATCAAGAAAGCAAAAGCCAGGACCATGCAGGATACGAAACATAATGCCGCTGCACCGGCAATATATGTCTTATCCAGTCCGAAGGCTGTTATCATACTCAGAAACGCCGCGATGGCTATCAAAAGAAATACCGTGGCAAGCCAGGCGAAAAACTTGGCTAATTTGCGTTTGATTGATTGTGTCATACTGTTAGCTGTTTGTTGGTTGTTCGTCAAATAGGGTTAATTGTCTGTCGTCCATGGCTGCTATTGCCAGGTCCTGCCGGACGTGGGCCAGGAATCTTACAAACTCCTGCAGCCGGGTCGGGTTCTCGTTCTGTACGTATTCCAGTACCGGGACCAGCGCAGACACGTCGGGCGTGTCCGCGTTGATCTGCTCCTTCACGATGTTGTATAATTCGTAGTGCTTCATATTATTCGATGCTCCATTGGGCGTTTTTATATTCTTCCGTATTCTTCGCAATATGCTCAGCCAGGAAGTTGCGCAGCCTCTTTAATGTCTCCTTGAACTGTTCGAACTCATCACGGCGTGCCCAGTTGTCATACTCTTCGGGCTCTAACCAGCCTTTTGGGTCGGTGTTGTAGTCGATCATGCCAAGGGTCTTGTACAGTTGTACGGGCGTTAACGCTTCGTCGCCGGCTACTTGGAGTATCTCATAGACTGATCCCCATTCAATCGGTTCGGCGTTGTCACGTGCCTGCTCTCCCTTGAAGTATTCGACAGCGTTGAACACATACGCCTGCCAAACGAATTTTGTTGCCTCTCTTACAACATCAACGGCACAGTGCGGAAAATTGCCGTTTTTCCAGAGGTTGGTGTAAAGTTTCATTGGCCGGTCCTTTGTCTGTGTGCTCCAGTAGTAGGAGCTAATCAATGTTCTCTTGACGCTGAATAGCGCCCTCGTTGAAATAATCATACAGCTCATTTGTGTAGTTGTTTGAATGTTAGTAAATCGGGTTAATTGATAATTGATTTGGTCCGCATGCCCGGCGTCGGTCCGGTTGCTGTCCTCCAGCATGGGAAGTATAAGCCCGGGCCGGCCTTGTCTCCGGCCCAGGTTGTTGTGTTGGGGGCTGCTGTTACTTGCATAGCTTCTCGATCTGTGCGCGCTTGGTGGCCGGGAAAATCCAGCCGGCGCCACATGTCAGACGTGGGTTAAATCGTCCTCCCAGGGCTTTCAGGTCCTTGGCGATGGGTTTTGTATCACCTACCAGTGCAATGGCCTTGGCGCTGTACTCGATGATCGTCAGACCGTCAGCCTTGGCCGGGCGTGCTGCGCTGCTGCTCGCTGTCTCCGGCTTGGCCGGCTTCTCCTTGACTTCCGGCATGATGTCACGATGATGGGCGACAGCGCTTAGAATGTCCCTTAGATCATAGCCCTTGCCTTGTGCCCGGATGGCGTGTTCATCGGTGAAGCGATAAGTCTTGCAATTATCCTTCGTGAGCCCTGGGAAGGATGCCAGAACGGCGTCGCGGCCCTTGTCGGTGATGTCTCGATTTGTGGTCACATATCCGACTGAACCGAAGAGATTGTTAAAGATGCTTGGCTTGCAGTCCCAATAATCGCCCTGCGAATATGCGTCCGGGTGCATATCCTGATACTTGTCAACAATCTTGTCCACATTGGCAGTTGTCGGACCATCCTCCCAGCTAATGCGATAGTCGTCGCCTCCGCTGAATGAACTGTAACGTACCTTGAACTTCACGCCCGGGAAGTTGCGGCGTAACTCCGTGCGGATGTTGTTGCCGACAACAATATGCTCCTTGTATCGTTCTGCATCGCTCGCCAGGGTTAAATAACTGTATTCCTCCAACAGTCTCTTGCGTGTCTCGTCTGCTTCGTTGGCCTTGCGCTCCTTGACTTTCTTTTCAAGTTCGTCCAGGTTGCGCGCGCGCTGTAATGACTTCTCGATAACTTCGTCGCTGATAACTTCGTTATCCTCATAGTAATAGTGCCCAATTCCGTACTCCTCAGACACGGGTTTTGTTTCCTCGCTCAGTGTTGCCCATGGGGAATTGAACCAGCCTTCCAGATCATATTCGCTTATGTCGTTGGGGTCTCCGTTGCAGATTTCTACGGCGTGCATGTTGTCGTCATATACTACAAGATAACGGGTGCAGCACCCATAACCAACGTCCTTGATGCGGGTGCCCTTGTGGATGTGCACACGCTCGTTACGTACCATTGTCCGGCCTCCAGATGCGAACAGACTGAATGAATCACTTTTGCCTAATTTAGTTACCATAATTTTGTAGTTGTTTGTTGTTTGTAAATGTGGTTAAAATCTCGGTTTGGCTCCGTGTCGCCGGTATGGCCGGCCAGTGCTCCGGGAATGGGGCCAAAGGTGCATGCGGGTGCACGTACACGGAAATAGGGGGTTAATATGCTCGGTTCTTTACCTGCTCATAGACTTCTGGCGTCACTTTGTAGATGTAGCTGCCGGACCTGATCAATAGAGCATCTTTGCCGTAATAGATCATCTTCATGCCTCGGACACTTCCGGACCGGTGGAAAGATGGGAAGTTGCGAAGGCCAAACTTGTCGGCGTGCTCGCGTCGTAGATAGAGTACTTTCATAGTGGTGCCGTGTTATTAGTTTAGAAACTCTTCAGGCCAGAAACCGAAGTCTGAACCGTCACCCGGGTGTGCGCCGAAATAGGTGCCGGCGGGTGCATGTGTGTCCAGGATGTCGGCAAGATCATCGGCCAGGATTGCGGCGTCATCCGTGTCCCAGAATGGCGCATATTCGTCGTAGTCCTCGCCCAGGTTCTGCAATGCTTCGCGTAATGCGCTGTCGCTGCTCTTCTTCATCCTGTTGTACTCCGGCGTGTCCTTGACTGCTTCGACGTATGTGTCAATTAAATCGACGCTGCGAAGTGTGCCGTGAATTAGTGTGCCTTCCTTGGGCGCATGTATTATTGCGCCCTTCGGCGAAACAAACGAAAGTAGGTTGTTTGCGTGCATAATGCTTGAATTTAGTGGTTAATAATAGGGTTAATTGGTTTGGCGCCCGTCCCCTGTTCCGCCCAGGGTACACCGGTCAATCTGTACGGGCTGTTAGAGGTTAGAAGGGCAACAGATCACTGTCGGGCGCTGCTGCTGCGGGTGCTGCTGTCACTGTCACCGGGATAACGGCGGGTGCTGCCTTCTTCGCTGCCGTCCGGCGTGCGTCGCGCTCGGTGATCTTCTCCACCTGCTTCGCCGAGAACAGTGTGATATAACTGTAGGCGTCGTACGTCTCCGGCTGTGCTGCTGCTTCCAGCATGCCGGGCTCAACGGTGTCGGGTGCCTCCATGCCTTCCGGCGTGGTCCTGGGCTTGCGGGTGAATGTCTTGGGTGATGACCACAAATGCAGGGCCTTTTCTCCCTTCTTCACGCTGTACCCGGCGTCTCGCCACTGCATCCAGGTCTTCAGGTCCTTGTGTCCCTTCTGTGCGTAATACGCTTTGAGTAACACGTTGGGCGAACCGTCCGGTATCTGTCCCATGGCTGCGGCCATCTTAAGGGTCATTGTTAATGACTTGAGGTTAGCTCTCACTAACTGTGCGCTCTCGCGCTTCTCTTTGTTCGTTTTCATAGTGGTTATTTTGTTTAGTGGTTTTGTGGCTTATTGCCGACGTCCGGCGCATTGGCCGGGCGTTTCGTCGTAATCTTCAACGTACTCTTCAGGGCAATTTCTTGATGGTGTACGTAAATGCAAACCACCTTCGCATTTCGCGGGCTTTCTGCTTGGCCTGGCTCATTGATTTGTATTCTTGTCTAAAACAAGGATGTCCGGTGAATGTGTGGCAAGTGAGCAGGCATTTAATTGCTTTCATAGTGGTAGTTAGTTGATCATCGTGTAATACGCCTCATTGATGGCTTCCAGGAGCATGCGGCAAAGGTCGTCATAGCTGTCTGAACCGGTCCACCAGAATGGGTATTGGTCCTCACTTACACCTGTGCAACCTTCGTTTGCGCTCGATACGCTTGCAAATGACTTGGGCGTGTCTGTCTGTACGTTGGTGACACGTATCATGTAGGTGTCGCCGGTTGTCGTCGCCAGGTCCCTGTCGATCACTGCGCGGCGCTGCTTGCGCTCTGTCAGTTCTGTAGCTATTCCGGCGACGCATTTAATTAGTTCGTCACGGTCAACGACGTCAAGAATATCCAGAAGTTCGTTGTCCTCCAGCGACCACATTGTTGCGCTCAGGCATGTGTCGTAATTCGATACGGGGTTTGTTGTCTCGTTCATAGTGGTAGTTATTAGTGGTTGTTACTTCTCGAAAACTTCAACAATCTTGCGTGCAAGGTTAAAAATCTCTTTCTTTTGGGACTCCATTTGCGGATTGATTATATCTTGCAATAGCCATCTTACAAGAGTCATGAGGCACTGACGGACTTCTTTGTTCTCTGGGTTCACTTCGCGGCTACATACGCCATTCTCATCAAATTTCATGTAGCCGATAGTGTTTACCAGTTGCAGGGTTTCGGGATGGTCGAGAATTTCATACTCGTCGCGTGTAATAACCAATGTCTTTTTAACTTGCTTTTTCATTGCTGTAGTGGTTTAATAGTTGTTTGTAATGTTGTTTGTTGTCTCTGTGCGCCCGGGCTCCAGATTAAACGGTAGGCTCGATGACCTGCCCGGGCTATAATTGGTAATTATAACAATTCTATTATTTTGCAACCGGTTATGCCGCAAATCTGTATTTCGTAAACAGACGATGCAACCGAAGAAGCACAAATTTCACGATGTGTCTTGCAATCTTTTTCGCTTCGAATAATTCTCTTAGCAAATTCCAATCCTGAAAATTTGCCTTTCCCTGCAATAAGATAACCAAACTTCCTGGCTACCTCTAATGCGTCAATATGAATGTTGTTGTCCGTATTCATTACTTTCTAAGATATGGGGTTTTAGATTCTCGATGCTGCGTTGACTCTGTTAGCCGTCGTCTTGCACTCTCGGCAAATGCCTCCATACAGGTGCAATTCGATGTTGTCAACCTTCTTGTGACATTCCGGGCATGTGGCCTTCATGCACAGGTAGTGGAAATAACCTTTCTTTCTCATGGCTCAATACTGTTTTCTGTTGAATAACACCTGCCGGACGTTGCATGCACGTATGATGCACTTGTATGCGTCTATGCGCATTGATGCGTCCGTCGTCGTCACGCCCTTCGTGCGCTCTTCCTGCCAGTTGATGTGCGGGCAGGTTATTGCCGGGTTTCCGGTCTCCTGCTTTATCCGCTCAACCTTGTCAGCAAGGAATTGAAGGTAACTTATCTGCTTGTCTGTCGCTAACATGGCTTGCTTGCTTTCATTTTCTTGTTGTAACATTCGTCGCAGCATTCGGCGAAATTCCTTGTGTACTCGTCATAGCCTATCTGCTTGCCGCATTTGGGACACTTGTACTGAGGGTCCAGATAAACAATTCTCGGTCTCATAGTTTTACTTGCTTTTTTTTGGTGTTCATCTCCTTGTATTCAACGCCCATCTCCTTGCAGATTGTGCGGCTAATCTCCTCGCCCAGATAATGGCGATATTCCTTGCCGGTCTTGCCGCTCACGCGCATTACGTATGCACGCCCGTTTGCGCTAAGGTAGATAGGATAGGTTTTGCCCTTGCTGTCCGTCCAGGTGTAGGGGGTTGCAACAGGCTGAGCCGCTGCCGATCTGCTTGACACCTGAACGAAATTTTTGCCTTCTCGCTTAACTTCGGCGTGCGCTGCTGTGCATCCTGAATAGCACAGGAAGAACAGCGTGGCAGCGATGGTGAATAACTGTGTCCGTGTGGACGATTTTGCGAAACTCTTGAAAAATGACTTTTTCATAGTGGTAAATGTTTTAATTGTTTGTTATCGGTTAGTCTCTATTTGCCACTGCATCCGGATTCGAACCGGCTACAAGATGCACGATTTCAATACACCTTAACTCCCCAGGAGTCAATTTGCAGTGCTCTTACTTGGCCTTTTCCCGGGTCCTCGCTGCTCGTTGCTGCTCGCCGGTACTTTCCTTTCAGATATTTTTTAGTCTGTCAAAGATCATTTGCAAATGTTTTAATTTGCACTGCAAAAATACAAACATTATTTGTATTATCCAAATACCACAATAACTTTTTGTGTATTTTGGGGTGCATTTTTTCAAATAATGTTATAAATTGTCAAACGAAGATTGCAATGTTTTGATTTTTCAAACAAAAATTTTTCCAAAAGATGGGTAAATTAACAGATATGCGAGGGGTTTGGGAGAGGTTTTGAGGGAAAAATGAGGGTTTTTGACACTTTGAAGGGCATTTTTGGGGAGTGGGCTGCCTACATCGGGATGAAATTTTTCGGGTCAAAAATCTGCCGTTTCAATCGCCACAAAAATTTATTGTGTACTATGGTGATTTTTATCACCTCATATAAACGCACAGTCTTGTTGTGTCCTGCCGCATAGATCACCCGGGCGTGCTCTTGGGCGCTACCTGTGTGCATACGGATGTGGTGTGCACGTCTGTGCTCGCGTATATACGTGCGTAACGTGCGTGCAAATGCGTGTGTTTTGATGCTGGCTTAAAATCTCCACTGCGCGACAGCGCATTTCTTTTTTAGATTTTTTCTTTACAACATGGATATATACATGTTGGAGTATTCAGTATTCAGTATTCAGTATTCAGTATTCAGTAAGGCACTCATTTGGTATCCATTTGCGTACCATTTGGAGACCATTTGCGGCGCATTTGTATTCCATTTGGTAACAAAAGGTGTGCATTTGGTATCCATTTGGTGTCCTTTTGTGTTCCATTTGGTACGCATTTGGGAAACAAATGGGAGAGAAGGCAAAATTTGTGGTGATTTATAAAATTTGCGTGCTCCCTGGCTTGGTCTCTTCGACTGGGTAATTGCAGGTCTGAGGACAGATCAGCGACGACAGGGCCATTTCTCGCGCTGTGGCGGGCTCTGTGGTGATGGCATGGGCCATGAAGGGGACGACCATGAAGGGAAGCGAACGAGAGAAGCGCCGTAGATACCTGGCTGTGCTCCATGGTCCTGTTGTCTGGTCTCGATGATCGGCGCCGAGAGGATTCAGGAAGCAGGGCAAACGCCGGAACCACTTCCGAAATAGGGCTATTTCCTAAAAACATGCTTCCTCTTTTGAAGTGAGAAGGGCACTTCGAGGATAGATCACCAGCAAAAGGTGATGAAGGGAACAGGCGCAAGGGGTTGCGCATGTATGTGCGGACACGTAGGCATGTACGCACGTGGGGGTGGGTGGGTGTGCGCGCGAAACGACGACCCGCCCCCCGCCCTCACTCATCCCCAGCCAACCATACCCACACCCTCAAAAATAAAAATCACATCCACTCCGTCCATTTTGTTTGCATTTTTTTTTGCAGAGCAAATCACTTGTCAAATGAAATCCATTCCTTATGTTGCTGTGCGTATGATTTTTTGTTTGCAGACTAAATCATTTGTGCAAACGACTCGCAAACGGAACTGCAAACGGAGATTCGTGCAGACTGGGTGCATGAATTGTGTGAGGTGATAAAATACACCCCGTCAGATACAATTTGGCAGTACCTGGCGGGGTGTTGAGTAGAGGGTAAAAATTTGGCGTCTATGCTTTTGTCTTTTGTTGTTTGAGTTTTTCTTTACGGTTTCTCTTCTTCTCCTGTTCGTAGCGCAGGCGTTGGAGTGCGCCTTTTGACTTTACGCTTTTGTAGTGTCGGACGCCTGTAAGCGGAAGGCCGTCCTCTTCGCCTTCGTAGTCGTTGTACTTGCGCAGTGGACGAATTGGTATCATTTCTTTCGGTAGAAGAAGAATAGGACGGCGAGGAAGAAGAGGATGAGGCCGACGATAACGATGATTCGGGAGTTTCGCAGTGTTGATTGCCATCCGGAGCGTGCGGCGTCTCCTTGTTCCTTGATGTCGCTTGTGTAAGTGCTATCGTTCTGGTGTGAGTATGACAGCGACATGTTGGCGGTAAGTAGCGAGTCGATGAGCTGCTGTTGGTGGAGGATGGTCTCGCGGTATTCGCTGAGGTCTGTTACCTGTGAGGTGAGCTTGTCGATTACTTGTTCTATCATCATGCCGGTAGCGGGATCGTAGTGGGTGATGATCTGTTCCTTGATGATGATGGAGTCGCGGCGGTGGGATTGTGCATTGTCGATGCTGTCGCGCTCGTGGATGATGGTGACGTGGGTGGTGTCGACTACGGTGACATGGGTGGTGTCGGAAGCCGATGTGGTGTTCGATGTGGTCTCCTTGTGGAGAGTGGCGCACGATGCGAGGAGGGTGAGCGCGAGAATTGCTGGAAGGTGTCTCATATTGTTTCGGTGTTGTTGGGTTTTTGTGTATTGTCAGTATCTTCTGGTGTATCGTCTTGCGTATCGTCAGGCAGTTCGACGTCAGCGTCGGGGTAGTCGTCTATTGGTGCGGTGTCGTCGACGGGATCGTCAGCGAAGTCTGCTGGCGTGTCGTCTGGGTAGTCGTCGGTAGGAATAGGGTTGCCATACTCGTCGAGCTCCTGGGGCACGGACTGGGTATCGTCGTCGGGTGACATGGGTCCGGACATGGCGTCGAGCTTGGCATAGAGGGCCGAGCGCATGTTGATGTCTGCATTGACGTCGACTGCTGCCTGCTGTGGGGTGTTGAACTTCTCCATTTCGATCCATAGCTTTGCGAATTGGATTGGGTTGGTCTTTGCGAGTCTTGACATTGATACGACGAGCTGTCCGCGCGTTGCCTTTGTGAAGTCGGCGAGAAATTCGCGTCCGGACTTGTCGGAGTACTTCTTCGAGTTCTGTGCGGGGAACAGCTGGGGGTCGAACAGGTCGACTATCCCCTTGAACTCCTGCGCTGCGGGCGTGATGTCGGTGGGTTCCATTGCGCGCGATGAAGGGCGCGAGCCGTAGTTGTATGGGTTGTCGCGGTCCTCTTCCCTTGCGGGGCGGTCGAAGTTGAAAGAATCTTCTGAGTAATCTTGCATCTTTTGTATGAATTTGTCCCATTCCCTCTGCTTCTGCCTCTGCTGCTTGATCCTCAGCTTGCGCTTGAGCTTCATTGTCACCTTGAATGTCCTCAAGCGCTTCGGCATGCTGCGCAGGACTAACGCGCTTCTCTGCTCATGGGTCAGCGGCACCGGCTTGGGGCTTAGCTGGTCGGGCATCTCGAAGTCGTCGAGGAGGTCGTCGAGGTCGGGGAGTTCGTAGTTTTCAGCGTTAGGGTCAATAAATTGCCGCATGTTTAACAGATATGCTTTTGCTGCAAATATAAAGCGTTACTTTTGCAGCGGAAACATATCTGTTAAAATACCTATGGCGAACAGGGATATAGATATAACGATCGGCTATGAGAGCCTGTATGACGAGATCGGCAAGGTGACCGGGTACACGGGGGCGAAGTCTTCCGAGGACGGTTCTCTGTACCATGCGCTTGCCACCCAGGACGAGGATGCGGAGCTTCTGCGCTCGTTCGTGCTCGATGCCGAGGAGTCGGTGGCCGAGTCGCTGTATATCTACCTTGCAGACTCGAACTACGAGGAGTGTATCAGATATACGCTGCGCATGCCTACCAACTGGCACCGTTGCGAGGAGGAGCTGAGGAAGGCGATCTTCTGGTACATGGTGTACTATGCGGCAATGCGGTGGTTCCGTACCGTTGGCGGCGAGGTCGGCATCGCCAGCGAGGAGAAGTACAAGGCCGACTGCACGGAGAAGCTGGACGACGTGAGGCGCTTCGTGAACAGGAGGAGCAGGCCCGTAAATCCGCACAGGCCTGCCGTCATTGACCAAGACGGGCTGTTGAAGGCATGAAAGTGACATTCATACCCATGGAGCCGAGGCCCCGTGTCCTGATGCTCTTCGACGAGGAGACGCTGAAATACAGGATAGCCAATACGGCGTTCATCCACGGCGAGGCGGCGAGGGTCAACGACAACTACGGCCATGACTTGCTCGAGAACGTGAAGGAGCAGGCCATGCACCAGTGGAAGGACGTGTGCGAGGAGGGCAACTACGACAGGGTGAAGGACATTATCGGCCTTGCCGTGTCGGAGATTGAGCAGCTCCTGCAGAAGTACACCTACGTTCCCGTGCTGGACCACACGACGAGGACCACTTTTGAGGACCAGTGCCTCGAGTGGGTTATCGAGATGATGGTGCCGGCGGGCTTCAGCGAGAGGAACGTCGATGCACTGTTCAAGCTGGCGCAGGAGTACATCGTTGCGAGGGTGCTCGAGGACTGGGCGGCCATGACGTTTCCCGAGGCACAGCCCGCATGGAACGCGAGGCGTACCGACATCGAGGAGCGCATACGTTCGGCGGCCAGGGTGACTGGCGTGCATTACCGTGTGAGACCTTCAATCATTTAGCGTATGGCAGAAACAGGGAAGAGCAAGATCATCGAGGACGTCAAGATCATCCTTGACGAGAACGAGAGGACACTGGGGTCGCTCGACATCGGCGGCGACATTCCGGATGCGGACCAGCTCGAGACGGACAGGCTCATCGGGCGCCTTATCCATGTGGCGATAGACGCGGTGAACAAGATAGCGCCGCTCGACTACCTTGCGGGCGCCTTCACGAAGGCCGACTCGGCTGTGCTCAACTGGGAGGAGATGGGCCAGTACTGCCAGAAGGCGGTGCTTCCCGGCAACTTCACCAGGCTTGTCTATGTGCGATTGCCAGGCTGGCAGCGCGGCACGTCGGACTTCCATGAGGAGGGCGATCCGCTGTATGCGCAGTTCTTCTCGAAGTATGCCGGCGTGCGACCGACAGCGCTTTATCCCGCCGCCGCCGTGGTTGTCGGCGAGGAGCCTGGCACGCTTGAGGTGGTGTGCTGCCCGAAGCAGAGCGCCGAGGGAGAGGGCAAGGTGATGTACGTGGCTACGGCCAAGACAGGCGACAACGTTGAGAGCTACGCCATATCAGACAAGTGCTATTGGGCCGTGGTCTATTACGTGGCGCACCTGTATTACGTGACGCTGAACGAGAGCGGGCGCGCTTCGCTCATGGAGACCGAGGCATACCGCAGGCTCGACATTGAACGGCAGACGAAGGAAGGAGATGTTGGGTGATGGAGCAGAAGAAAACTGAAAAACTGACGACACGAGACTTTCTTCTGTTTTCTTGTGCCATCGTAGCGTTTGTATCGGGTATCGGCTTCGGTGTGGCCGGCTTCATCGTATCGCCTACGGGCGAGGTCCACGACTCGGTGCTGTGGCTCATTGCGCAGCTCCTGCTGTTCACGGCCAGCGCCTTCGGGCTTGTGTCATACACCGAGGCGTCCTCACGGAAGCTGAACGACAAGTTTGCGAGTTTCAGAAGGGAAATGATCGGCAGAATATCCGGAAGGGACAGGACCGAGGAAGAGGAAACAAACGACAAGAACTATGAAGATACTGATAGATAGGGGGCACGGCATCCCTGTAACGGGTAATTGCAGCCCAGTGTTCGACGCCGACATGCAGAAGCGCTACGGCATGGAGAGGCTGTACGAATGGAAGTACTGCGACATGGTTGCCAAGGAACTGAAGAAGAGGCTTGACGAGCATGGATACGATGCCGTCCTCATCACCCCGGAGGAATACGACATCGGCCTTGGCGAGAGGGTCAACCGCGTGAACCGCTACTGCCACAAGTACGGTGCAACGAACTGCGTATCGGTGTGCATCCATCTCAATGCCGCTTCCGCAACCAGCAAGTGGAACAAGGCAACTGGATATACTGGATGGATTGCCATGAATGCCTCGACAAGGTCGAAGAGGCTCGCGTCCATCTTCGAGGCCAAGGCTACCGAACTTGACATGCTCGGCAACCGCTGCGGACATACGTTCCAGCACAATTGGGCCATGGTGCATCACACCAAGTGCCCTGCCATCCTGACGGAGAGCGCGTTCCAGGACAACCTCGAGGAGGTGCAGATGCTACTGAGCGACGAGGGCTTCGACAAGGTTGTGCGCCTTCACCTCGAGTCCATCATCGCATACATAGATGCAATCAAATGACAACATGGGCAACTTGAATGACGACATATATTCGTCGGTGGATGCCGAGAAGAAGGACCGCCGCAACGACAACCGTGCGCTGAGCATCCTCAATATGGCGAAGCACCACTGGGACAACCTTGACGCCTTCCGAAGGGAGGGCGAGCGCTGTCACCGCTTCGTGAACGGCAACCACTGGGGCGACAAGATGCTCATCATCGACGAGTGCGGACACGAGAAGTGGGTGAGTGAGTATTCGGCGCTTGTAAGGCAGGGCTTCAACCCGAGGACTACCAACCTCTTGAGCCGAGTGGTGAACAACATCCTCGGCGTGGTGCTGAAGAACGGCAACGAGCCGACGGCGTATTCTGTGGACGGCAACGAGCAGGGCGTGTGCGACATCATCAACACGCTCATGCAGGCCAACAACGCACAGAACATGACAAAGATACTTTGGCCGATGCAGTTCAAGCAGTTCCTTGAATGGGCCGCCATCGCGTCGAAGGAGACGTTCGGCTGGAAGGACGGGCGATTCGGATGCTGGAAGGAGAACATAGACCCGAGGGAGGTGTTCTGCGATACCGGCATGATGGACGTGCGTGGGTGGGACTGCAACATGATAGGCATGCTCCACACGCTGACGATAGACGACATACTGGCGAGCTTCGCCGTATCGAAGAAGCGCAACGCTAAGTACGCGCGGCAGAAGCACCACGAGATATGCGAGGAATACAAGAAGTGCCTTGACAGGAAATACGTGACCGGGCTGTTTTCGGAGCAGTTCGGCAAGAACAGGCCGAGGAACGTCGATTTCCTCTTCCCGAAGGACGGCGACAAGTGCAGGGTGATAGAGATTTGGACGAAGGAGACAAGGCCGAGATTTTACGTGCACGACTACATTGACGGTTCGCTGAGCATCATCGAAGAGAAGGACTACGACGAATTTGTAGAGGAGGAGAACAAGCGGAGGGTGGCACAGGCCCAGGCGGCTGGCGTGAGCAACCTGGAGATACTGGATGCCATGCGGCTTGCAGGGATGGTCGATGCCGACGACGACGAGCTTGAAGGCGTGGCTATGCCTGCGTCGTGCAGGCTGCGCGTGGCCGAATGGCATGAGGACCGCTATTGGTACTACCGCTTCCTGACGCCTTCGGGCTACGTGCTTGACGAGGGCGAGAGCCCCTATGCGCACAAGGGGCACCCGTTCGTGTTCGTGTTCTATCCGTTTGTAAACGGCGAGATACGCTCGAAGGTTGCGGACCTCATCGAGGAGAACAAGAACCTGAACCGAAACCGCACGATGTACGACCAGATCATGCGCATTTCGATGAAGGGCTTTACGGCATACGACAAGAACACGCTGCCCGACGACGACCCCGACGGCGAACGACTGAACAGCGTGCTTGCACAGCCTGGCGGCTCGTACGGCTTCAACCTCAAGGGCGGCGAGCAGATACAGAACAAGGTTGTTCAGATGTCGACGAACAACACGGGCGTAGGCCTTGTGGAGATGATACAGATGGACTCGACCAACATCGAGGACATTTCGGGCGTGAACGGCGCATTGCAGGGCAAGCCGGGCTATTCGACCACCAGCGGCTCACTCTACCAGCAGCAGGCACAGAACGCGACGGGCGCCCTTCTCGAGGTGATCGAGATGTTCTATTCGTATCTGATGAACTGCGCCTACAAGCAGTGCAGCAACATTCTGCAGTGCTACGACGAGGCGATGGTGACGAAGGTTGCAGGGCCCGGCGCATGGGAGAAGCTGCAGGCCTTCCAGCAGACGATGAACAGCGACCAGCTCGAACTTGACTTCAAGATGCTCGAGTCTCCGTCGTCGCCGGTATATAGGCAGATGGCCAACGACTACATCATGGCATTTATGCAGATGGGCTTCCTGCCGTTCAGGGCCGGTGTCAAGATAGGCAATTTCCCGTTCAGCGACAAGATCATCGCTGCCGTAGACGAGGAGAACGCCCTGGCTGCGGCCAACGGCGGCGAACCGCTGCCTGACAGGGTGCCCGTCGGTGGCGGCATGAATGACGGGAGCGTAGCCCTTGCCAACGCCGGCACGGGAGCAGGCGGCGGGATGAACAACTACAACAGACTGGCGCAGACGAAGAACGCCGCGCCGACAGGGATATAAAGCGAATAACTGCAAGAGAGTAAGGATTTCTGTGTTTTTCATGTGTTTATGGTTAATTATTAAGTGTGTGTTAATCAAAGGACGGGGGCTTGTGAAGGTCCCCGCCCTTGCTTTTACGGACGTTCGAGAATGTAGTACGGCTCGCCGTTGAGCAATGCCCTTGAAACCTTTATCGTGGCCTCGTTGTCGATGATGCCGTAGGTGGTGAATATCTCCTGTACGGTGGGCTGGTAGGTGTGGAAGCCTATCTTGCCGTCCTGCATCACCATCTGCTGCGTCATGATGCGCTTGGGATTGGTGACGCCGTGCTTCTCCCAGTCGGGGTTGACGAAGATCACGTAGTGGTAGCTGTACTGGCGATGCGTGTTCCGGCACAGCACGACCTTGGAGAAGAGAATGAAGAACTCTGAATCGTCGGGATGGTCCCGCCGGATCAGTTCGTAGAAGGCCTTCGAGGGGAAGGCACTGCTGCCTTCGGTGCGCATGAAGAGGCAGGTCTGCCTCTTGATCATCCGCTGCCGGAAGGAATACCTTATCTGGTCCCAAAGGAGGGAAGCGATGAGTCTCAGTTTCTTAATCATGTCAGTCGGATTTTCCAGTTATCGTCCTTTACCGTCAGCTCCTTACGGGACCGGAAGGAGACGATCTTGACGGGCTTGGCGGAGCGCGAGTTGCGCTTCATGTCGTAGAAATACTCGAGTGCATCATCCTTGCGGCGGAAGATGTAGCCGGACATTGACGCGGGATTCTTGCCGTTGTCGTCGAAGATGAGCGGATTGCGGAGCACGACGGCATAATACCTGGTGCCGAAAAGGTGCTTGAAGATTGCTTGAACGAGGTTGATCATGACTTGCGGGATTTGGTGTGATGCTTGATGAACCAGGGGATGAAGGCGATGTCACGCCTGCGACGGACCTCAACCTTCGGCATAGCGGTCTTGGTGCGTGCCGTAGGCCTGTTGGTGCCCGTGAAATAGATTGCACAGCCGTAGATCGTCTTAGCCGTGAAGTCGGCTGGGAGATTGCCGAGGTGCTTCATGGAAAGCGCCTCGTCGAGGGTGAGGACGGCAAGGTGGCCGTCGGCCAGGCAGATAAGGAAGCGTCTCTCGCCGTCGCTGTGAAAGCGTGCGTCGGCCTCCCTGATCTTGAAGTGCAGTGCCAGCTTGGCCTGCATGCGGAGGAAAAAGTTTTTGAACATAGCTTGTAGGTATTTAATATCGCAGCCAACGACGGCTGCGGCGGTGACGGTGGTAGGCGGCGGCAGAACCGCCGCTTGCTGAGAACAGGCTACATGGTGGCAGAAGTTACCATGATGGGGGTGGCGGGACCGAGGCGGCGGGTGGCCTTCGATACAGCCTTCGGCATCTCCATCTTCGTAAAGCAGATGTAAAGACCGATGGCACGTGTCATGAGAAGGTCGTCGTGGTGCTTGCTTGCGGCACCCATCGAGCCGTTGGGCTTCTTCTCATAGACCATGTATTCGGCGAGGCAGCGCTTGTCGCGCTCTATATATGCCTTTTCGCGCAGTATGGTGTTGAGGTGGGATATGATGATAGGCTTCGTCTTGACGTTGGTGTGGAAGCCGTATCGGTGGGGAGCACCCTCGAACACTGCATCCTCTTCGGCAGAGCGCTCGTAGAGGTTGCTGTAGGACTCCTTGATCTGGTTGAGGATGAAACCGGACTGGTCGCCGTCGACGTCGCGGTCCTTGTCGCGCGTCTCGAGCGTGTTGGACTCGATGACGAGAAGGGCGTTGTCGTAGAACTTGGCAATCTTTGCCGCCTTCCATGCAAGGACGTCGTGGTCGATGTGGCCGTACCACTGGGCGACGACGGCAGGGCGCCCGCCTTCCATCATCCAATAGCGGTCAAAGACAACGACAACGGAGAAGTCGGCCTTGTTGGAGCGTCCGCCGATGTCGACTACGACGAGGTATCGGTTGGTGATACGGCAGTCGTCGAAGTACTCGGGCATGTCCCATACCCACAGGGAGCCCTGCTTGTCGGGGAAGAACTTGAGGTCGGCAAGCATGTTGCGTCCGTTGAAGGCCTGGTTGGGGCGGTAGCGGAAGCGCTTGAAGTCCTCCTCGTCGAGTGTGATTGTGGATTCTATCTCGCCGATGAAGCGCGGCGGGCGGCACTCGGGCTCGAGCTGGTGTATGTAGTATTCGCTGAATACCTTCTGACCGGAGTGCTTGAAGGCCTCGATATCGTCGGAAGGAGCCTCGGCAGCCATGTCGGCATGGTCGTGGAACTTGGTGCGCTCGATGGTGTACCAATAGATGGCCTGCAAAGTTGCGCCCTTCTCCCACAGCCACCACAGATACTTGCCCGGCTCCTCTCGGTCGGTGTCGGCGTGCTGCTGCTCGCGGTAGTCGATGAGGCGCTGTGCGAAGTCCTCGATGGTGAGCGCGTCGGGTGCTATCTCCTCGGGCGTATAAGGGTCGAACCACGGCTGCTTGGATGCAAGCTCCTTGCCGCAGTTGCGCAGGACGTAGGACTGGAGAAGCTGTGTGTCGCCCTTAAAGGGGAGCATGTTCTTCCATCCGATCTCGAACCACGAAATAAACAGCGCGTCGAACTGGTGCTGGCGTCCGGTGTCCTCGGCCTCCTTTGCGCTGACGTATTCGTCATGGAAGAAGTTGTCGGTGCCGTTGGCCGTAGATTCATAGACGATCATCGTGCCTGGCTTGTAGCTTATACCGCCGGTGACTGAGCGCACGATGTCCTCGGGTGACTTGCCTTCGGTGGCTACCCACATGGCTACCTCGGTGCAGTGGGCAAGCGTAGAGTCGCCGCCACGGGCCGACTCGGGGCGTTCGGCAGAGCCAAGTTTGAGCTTGCAGTTGCGCGAGTCGATATAGAACAGGTTGGCAGAGGACGACGTGCCGTGAATCTTCGGCAGCTTGTAGATGCGCTGGGCGTCGGGGTCGTTGGGCTGGCACAGCATCTCGACGGGGTACTTGTCGACGAGCTTGAAGTACATATCCTTGACCTCGGTGGAGGCATCCTTGACATGGCCGACAATGATGGAGTTGGCACCCTTCATGCGGATAAGCTGGAGCCAAGCGATGTAAATCTGCGTCACCGTGGAGCCTCCCCACTGACGAGCCTTCAACAGGATAACGCGGATAGGCAGTCGGCGCTTGCGCATGCGCTCGAAGCGTTCGACGAGCTTTCGCTGCGCGCGGTTGAGACGGAATGGGATGTCGTCGCCGAATCCCTTGGGCTTGATCTTGACGAGCATCCAGCACCAGAACGGGAAGTCGTAGTAATAGCGCAGACGGAGGAACTTGTCGAGCACGATATCTCTCGCCTCGGGCGTAAATGCCCCGAAGATCTTCTCGGTGGCCTTGTCGAGACCATAGTGAAGCAGCGACTTGACAAGCGGTACCTCGAGCATTTCGACGGGCAGCCACTGGGTGTAGAGGGAAGCGGGGAAACCGACGAACGTCACCTTCTTGCGGGTGCCGATGCTTGCTTCGCCCGTCATTGGATTGAACGGGGCATTGATGTCGGCAAGTCGGCGGCGGTTCTCCTTCAGCAGGTTGCGCACGGTGGGGACGACAACAGGCACCGGCATGACCGGCGCTTGCTGAGAAGGGGACTGGGGCACGGGAAGGCTGTTACTCATTGAACTGCGGTTTGAGGATGAATCCGACGAGCGTACCTGCAAGCATGGCGTAGAGGTGAGCTATCCAGGCGACGCCGGCAAACAGTGAAGTGATGAATACAAAAGCGACGTTAAGCATGAGTAGCCAGAGCCATTTGCGGTTTCGGACCATCAGCATCCCACTCAATGCGAAGTTGAGTACGGATATACCTAATGTTGGTATGTCGCCTATCAATGCGGCTGGCATAGTCGATGCGATTACCAAGGCTGTCAAGAACTGCCACGCTCTTGCGCGCATGAGGAAACAGAGCGTCAGCAGGCAATACAGGTTGACAGACAAATGCAGCCACCCTACGTGAAGAAAGCTGTAGGTCAACCTCACCATCCACGTCGTCTGCAGGTTTGTCAGAGACAGTCCCCACATCAGCGCGTACTGGTGCGGAATTGTCGCTTGTATGATTATCAAGATTGATGCAAGTATCAGAGAGAAGTTCTTCATTTTCGTCCTTCGGTTTAATGACGGCTGGTATTAGCTTTCGAGGCTGGCGAGACGGCGACACGTCGAGGCGCATGCCCTTGCGTATCTTGGTCTTGTGTCGGCAAAGGATCACGACTGCGGACAACGGGCTTATGAATGACTCGGGCGCCGGGGAGTTGACGACCTCCATCATGATTGACATGACGGATTCCTTCGGGCGCTGCTTCCGGATGGCGATATACCTTTCATAGAGGCAGCGGGCAAGCCGTTCGCTGCGGCTCTTCTTCTTGCCGTTCCACCTTCCGCGCCTGACCTCCCCGATGATGTCCTTGGCCCGCGATTCGGAGATCCAGAACCTCGGGGCCGGCTGAGATACGGCATACCTCATTCTCTCGAACATGCGAATATCCCTGCCCTGGGCATAGCACATGCGATCATACTCCTTGCACTTTGCGAGGAGGAATGCGTTGCGCTCGTCGATATAGTCACAACGCGAACCTTTGTGTTTAGACACTGGTGTTTATCTGTGTGGGCCTTGAGTTTTTCACGGT